ACTGAGTTTATTAATAAGACTGAGAAAATGAAGTTTATGGTACATCCAAGGAACTTCGCTATTAATCAGCGCGCGCTCGGTATCGGTGCTCTCGGTTGGCATACATACCTTCAGTCTAAAATGGTTGGGTTTGAAACAATGGAAGCAAAGCTACTTAATACTCAAATATGGAGTTTTGTTCGTAAGAAAGCAGACGCTGCTACCGCTCAAATGGCTGTTGAATACGGAGAACCACCTTTACTTAAAGGTTATGGTCGTCGTAATGTAACTACACTAGCTGTTGCACCTACTACTTCTAGTTCGTTTATTCTCGGACAAGCTTCACCTTCAGTTGAACCTCTTAACTCTAACTACTTTGTAAAAGACTTAGCTAAAGGTAAGTTTACATATAAGAATCCTTATCTTGAAGCTTTACTTGAAACTAAGAAAAAAAATACAGAAGGTGTTTGGAAGTCTATTCTTGTAAAAGGTGGTTCAGTACAGCACCTCGAGTTCCTTACGCCTGAAGAAAAAGGTGTATTCAAGACCTTTGGTGAAATCAGTCAAAAAGAAATAGTAATTCAAGCTGCTGCGCGTCAGAAGTATATTGATCAAGGTCAATCATTAAACTTAATGATTCCACCTAGTACTAAACCTAAAGACGTTAACGAACTAATTGTATTTGCTTGGGAGAACGGTATCAAGAGTCTTTATTATCAACGTTCTGCTAACCCAGCTCAAGAACTAGCTCGTTCAATATTAACCTGTTCAACTTGTGAGTCGTAATGGGACTTGAGTTAGACAACACCCACTGCAATTGCAATAATATATCCTATAAAGAGATTATACATCTTGTTGATAAGCACGAAGATATAAAAACAATCGAAGATTTACAGCGATATTGTAATTGCGCAGACAGGTGCGAGTCTTGCAAACCTGACATACAAAAAATTATTGAATTTTTTAGGTCAGTGTAAAAATTATATTGGCAAGGTATGCGGGGAGAGAGAAATCTCTCCCCTTTTTTTGTGTAAGTAATTGTATGAAAAAGTTTGCAATATTATCTCTTTTATTTTTAACTAGCTGTACCCTTGGATTAAAAACACCGGATGCTTTTAGTAATAGTCCAACTACAGACATAGGTAAGAAAGCTGTAGTAGTAGTCAAAGCTGAAGACACTCAAAAGCAAGTTGATCAAATGGCTGAAGCTAATAAGAAGGTTGAAGCAGCACGCCAAGAAATGGAAATGAAATATAATGCAGCAAGAGAACAACTACAAAAGTCTTATGATGACTTAAAGAAAAAAGATGACGAAAACTTTGCAAAGATAGGAGAACTAAACTATGGTATCTATATGGTAACTCAGGAAAAGAAGAAACAAGATATGAATACCCTTGTTGCGCATTTACATGCTAAAGAAATAATGAACCGTACAGATAAATTAACACCAGAGCAAAAAGCTGTTATTACAGCTGAAATTAATAAAGAAAAAGCTTTAACTATTGATCAACTTTATACCAAGTATAACGGCGCTGTAGAATTAGCTATTGTACAGAAACAAGCTTTAGATAATGCTCAAACAGTTATTGATCAACAGGAAAAAGAAAAAGCAGCTTTAAGAGAGGCAGAAAAGTTAACACTTAATAAACTACAAGCCGAAAGAAATGCTGAAATTGAGCAAATTAAAAAACAAGCAGCAGATCAATTAGCTCTAGCTAAAGCAGCTCAAAAAGCAGAGCTTATAGCTCTAATGGTTAAAGCTTTAATTGGAGTTGGTATATTATTCTTAGTGCTTGCTATATTGCTAAAGAACATTACAATGGGACTTGGAGCTATTGCTTCATTAGGCTTAGCATATGTAGCTGCTACTGTAGAGATATGGGTAGTAGGAGCTTCTTTAGGTGGTATAATATTAATAGCTGTACTTATTGAAGTACTTAAACAGAATTCTAAGAAGAAGAAGGCAGCGGCGGTGGCTCCGGCTTCTCCAGTTCAATAATATCATTAGTTACGTTTACTGCTTTTTCTTTAGCTTTACCTGTAAGTTGAGCTATTATCTCTTCTCTTGTGGCTACTAATATATTTGTCTGACCTGCAGGTAAGTTAAGATACCCGTCATTTTTAAGTTTTTGTATTTCTTTCTTGCCTTCTATTTCTATTTTTTTAAGCTCTTTATTAGCTTCTGCTTTTTTATACTGTATGTTTATTTTATTAACTGTTTCAATAGCACCTGTACTAGCAGCAATTAAGCTCGCTAATCCAGACATCATCTCAGGATCCCCAACCGCAACAGTTAACTTTTGTAATTCTAATATACTCTTAACACTATTTTCAACCAATTCAGCAGAATGCTTCAAAACAAAATCCTGCATTTCTTCAGGAGTCTTTGGAGGAACAATTGGTTGAGCTACTATAGGAGTACTAATCTTAACCTCTTCATTTTCTGTTTCAGGAGCACTTAAACCAGCAACGAAAGTATCTATTTGATTTATAATCTTTTGATTATCATTAGAACTATTATCAGGTAATGGAGGATTCACTAAAAATACTTATGCAAGCAGTTGAGTTATCAATAGCATACTATATACTCATTTATTATGTTTCCAGTCACTATTAAATTTGTAAAAACAGCTGATAATGCTGTATTACCATCATTTAACCATTCAGATCCTTACACAGGTGATTCAGGCTTAGATCTTACTTGTACAGATACTGTAGTAGTACCTGCTAAAGGATGGGCTGTAGCGCCAGTAGGTCTTAAACTTGCTTATATTACGCCTGGTTATTGGATTCGAGTTGAAGGGCGTTCTGGAGTGGGTTTTAAAAAGAGTATCTTTCCTCACTTCGGTATTATCGACAACCCATATAGAGGTGATATGGGTATTAAACTATATAATTTTAGTGATACAACTCAAACGTTTATTGCCGGAGATAAAGTAGCTCAGCTTATTGTTTATCCTTTAATTCAAGCTGATATTGAATGGGCAGATCAAGTAACTGAAACAAAACGAGGTGACAAAGGATTTGGCTCCTCTGATAAACCAACCGATGCTGCATCAGTATATAATAAAAAGATGGGTGATATTAAACCAACTGAAATTGAAATAGTAGCAGATCCAGATGGCGGGTTTTCGGTCAAAAATAAAAAGTAATAATGACAATTAACGAGCAGTTAATGAACGTTTGGGTAGAAAAATACCGGCCAAGTAAATTAGCCGATATGGTTCTATCTGAACCTTTGCGTGCATTTGTAGAAGAATGTAAGCGTAAAGGTGAGATACCTAATATGTTACTAGTAGGTAATGCCGGTACCGGTAAGACTACATTAGCTAAAGTGATTATAAATGAAATATTAGATGCACAATATCTCTACATTAACGCAAGTGAAAAGAACGGAATCGACGAAGTCCGTACCTCTATTCTTACATTTGCTCAAACTAAGAGTATTGACGGAAAGATTAAGATTATATTTTTGGACGAGTTTGATAACTTTACTGACGCTGGTCAAAGAGCGTTGCGTAATGTTATGGAAGAGTATGCTGGTAATACTCGTTTTATCCTTACTGGCAACTATCTACATCGTATTATCCAACCAATTCAGTCTCGATGCCAAGTTTTCACTGATTTTACTCCTCCTATTGGAGAATATGCTAAACGAATAAAGTACATATTAGGTCAAGAAAACATTAATGTAGGTAAAGATCAAGTCGAACGTATTAAAGAAGTAATTCGTTATTATTACCCGGATTTACGAAGAATTATTAACTTTATACAAAAGAATATAGTTAATAATACACTTAACCTACAAGATACTATTAATAACGAAGGATTCGCTGAAGACATCCTTAATAGAATTAAAGATAAAGAAGATTTAATGTCTATACGTAAATTCGTTATAGAATCGGAACAATCATTTGGAAACGATTATCCTAAACTGTTAAAAGACTTATTTAATGCAGTATATAAGAGTACTGAAAAAGACGAAAATAAAAAAAGACTTGCATTGCTGCAAGTCTCTGAATTTTTGTACCGTTCTGCTTTAGTAATGGATCAGGAAATAAACTTTTTTAGCTGTTTGATTTCTTTGAGCCAGTTATAAGCATTTTTTCTGCTTCTGTCATTTCACATTCGCAGAGCTCTTTACCGCATTTAGGGCAGATCTTTTCTTCAACTTCTTCACATTCGCAAGGAGCTTTACCACATGTAGGGCAAACATCTTTTTCTTTCTTTTCCCACATTGTTTCTTCTCTTGCTTCAGGTTCAGCTGTATATTCTTGTAAGCATTCTGCTTTTACTGTTACACCGTCTTCTTCGTAGCATTCATCTACTGGACCTTGTTTACCATGATCCCAGCATTCATCTTTAATCATATGTCTTTCATATGTAGCGACATTGTCGTATTTACCTTCTTCTTCCATACCAGTGTCACCGTCTCCCATCATACCTACATCTTCACTGAGAATAGAAACATAAAGATCAGCTAATAACTGCTTAGATTCTTTTAAAGTTTTTGGTTTTAATTTATTCTTTGGAAGTGGCTTATAATTTGTAGATGGCTTTGAGTCGTCATAACTATTAGCACCTACAGAATTCTTTTTATTTTTTTCTGCTAATTTATAATCGCCTTTTTCAACCCAATTTTGTTTATGTCCTAATTCATTTTGATCTTCAGTTTCAGGTTCTTCATTTGCAACCCATTTACCTGGTTTTTGATAATCACCTTTTTTACGCTTATTCTTAGAAGATACTGGTGATAAATTTACACCAGTGTCGATTACTTTAATTAAAGTAATAGGTAATGTCATTAAGTTACCAAAGTTACCAGGGCTAAGTTCTTGATAGACATCTGCATGAGTAGCAGGTAGGTTTTGATAACCAAAAGAACCGTATTGAGAATCTGGAGTGTGTAGTCTACCAACACGTAAGTTTAGTTTAGACTTACCCGCGTCGTCTAGAATAGCTTGTATGTTGCTTCCTAGTTTCTTATAGTCTTCATGAGACTTATAATCAGGAATTAACTCTACTAGATCCCCATCTAAAAATCCGTTACCTTGTTTGTAACGATTGATTATGGTTTCGTAGAGAGGGATAAATTTACTATTCTTCATAAAAGGTATATTATTACTTATGTTTTTATACTTTGCTTTCTAAGTAATTTATATGCCAAGTATTAATTTTACAGGTCTAGCCAAAGTTGTTACAAACAATGGGTATACCTATTCGGACTTGCATTTAGATTTAGACAATCCGATACAAAGAGATTTAAAGTTAGATCATGATACAGCTGCAATAGCTAATTCTATTACTAACCTATTTAATACAATACCTGGACAAGACTTATTAAATCCCACTTATGGTTTAAATTTACTTCAATACGTCTTTTTACCAGCTAATGATGTTACAGCTAATTTAATAGCACAAGCAATTTCCCGTAATCTTTCAGTTTACGAACCTAGAGTGACTATAAAGGGTATGGATATAAATGTTAATAGTAGTGAACAAACAATTACTATAACATTAAGTATCTTGATAAACTCTTTGAATAAACAAATCACAATACCAGGTACCTTAAATAGTACTGGTTATACCTTACTTTCGATACAATGAACACAGCAACAGACAATTCCCAATTAAACATTGCAAGTAATGAATATGTTGCTTTTGATGCCTCGTCTTTAAAAACGTTTATTAACAATCGTTTAACACAGAGCGGTGTTTTTACTGATCAAAATTATGAAGGTTCGAATATCACTGCAGTTAACAATATAATTGCATACTCTTTTCATACATTACTTTACTATTTAAATCAAACTTCAACAGAATCATTGTTTAGTGAAGCACAGCTTTACGAAAACATGAATAGAGTAGTAAAGTTATTAAACTACGCACCAGTTGGAGCTCAGACATCTACTTTATCATTTACAGTATCAGCTGATAATACATTAGGTATTGGAACATATACAGTTCCGCGTTATACGTTTATTAGAGCTGGGGGTGCAACATTTTCATTTAATCAGGACGTTACTTTTACAAAAACATTAACAAGTGTACAATATATAACTGATATTAGCAATCAGTACCTATTATATCAAGGTTCGTATGTTGAGTATCCATTATATACAGCTAGAGGAGAAGCAAATGAAGTTGTATTCTTAGTGCCAGGTAATACAGTTATTATTGATCACTTTAATATAGATGTATATGTAAAGAACTACTTTACAGGTAAATGGACACAATGGACAGCTACTGAATCTTTATATCTTGAAGATGCAACATCTCAAGCATATGAAATAAGACTTAATCAAAATAAAAACTATGAAATTAAGTTCGGTGATAATATTAATGGCGCACAATTAAATGCTAACGATATAGTTGCTATCTATTATCTTCAATCGTTAGGTACATCCGGTCAAGTAGGGGCTGGAGTATTACAAGGCCAGTCAGCGGCATTATACACCACTTCTCAATTCACGTCTATATCTAACGATGTTATAAGTTCAAACTTAAACTTATTAACAGATGTTAACATAATTAGTTTAGATTTTGCCAATAGTAACATTTCTACTTCATTTACAGATGTAGAAGCAGTTAGTAGTATACGTAATAATGCTCCAGCTTCTTTTAAATCTCAATATAGAGTAGTTACTTCTTCAGATTATAAATCGTTTATTACTTCTACATTTGCTAATATTGTAAACGACGTAGCGGTATTAAACAATAACGATTATGTTAATGGTCACTTACAATATCTTTATAATATAGGTTTAACTAACCCGGGTTCTGATTATAGAGTATTATACAATCAAATGGCGTTTGCTGATGCTTGTAATTTTAACAACGTATATGTTTATGTTCTACCTAAAGCTACTAAGATCATAACAAATAATTACATAAATTATTTAACGCCAGCTCAAAAACAGTTAATTATAACTTCATTACAGTCAAGACAAACTCTTACCTCTCAAGTTATAGTTATGGATCCAGTTTATAAAGCTGTAACTGTTGGTATAAGTGAAACTAATGTAACAGTAAATGATATAGCTAATTCTAAATTAATAATTACTTTAGATCGTAATAACAAGACTCCTGCTTCAGTTATATTAAACAGTATACAATCTATATTTGAGTCCTACTTTAATCCTTCTACTATTACATTAGGTTTTACTGTTAATACTTCAGATATTAACGGAGACATATTAGGTATTGGTGGTATTACAAGTATTACTACAACAAATGGTACTGATACAGTTAACGGTATTTCATTTATAGTATATAACACTTCTTATCCAAACAACGACGTAACATCTACAACAAAAACATTCACGGTAGAAAGTTTTCAAACAGTTTATCTTGACAATATAACCGATATAATGTCCAGAGTAGTTATTCAAACACAAACTTCTCAAGATACTGCAATATTGAGCTTCTAATATGTCAAATATTCCGTTAAGTGCTTTTTATGGTATTTCGTTATCAAACGGGGCTACAACAGCTTCGGGGTATAACCCTTATACTATTACTAAGCCTGTATCAGGGTATAGTTTAGCTACTCCTTTTACATGCTCTTTAATATTTGATAATCAGTATACCCAAGCAGCTGTAACAACAAATTACAATATTATATGGTGGTTCGGGGATGGTACATATAGCAATTCTTTTTCTCCTACTCACACATACAACTGGCCTGGTATATATGAAATTAAAATAGGTATTTTTAACAATACCCCAGGAGCTAGTGCTACTCAAACATTCTCATTAACTGCTACAGTATCTAATTATATACAAGATAATTTACAATGGGATTATACAGTATATAATAATAATCAAAATAACTACGTTAACGGAAATAATTATGACTGGTTAACATTAATGAGAGATTTATCTACAGGACAGCCTAGTACAGGGGCTTGTTTTTTCGGGTACCAATCATGTAAGTCTGGTAGCTTTTTATCAGGACCATTACCGTTAACCGTTAATTACTATACAAGTGTACTTTCAAATAGTAGTTTAAATTTTAAGTTTTATTCTCAAAACTCTCTATCTCAACCATGGACTCAAGCTTTAGATAGTCAGTTAGCTAATTTAAGACCAAGGTGGAGGTTTACTACAGCTCCAACTGCGCCTTTAACAGATGGCGACATTATACCTGAAACAGGTTATACTCCTATTAGCAGTACTCCAATTTATATAGATTCTCGTGGTAACTCAGCTCTTTCTTCTACAGGAACATTAGTAGGTCTTTCCGGTTCATTTTCTTTCTATTATATTGACGACATGCCGTCAATGGCTGTTAATAGCTCCACTGTATCAGCAAACCCAGTAACAATATGGACTACATTAGATACGTCTAATCTACCTAACCCTCAAGATTTTGAATATACTAGTGTACCTTCTTATTCAAATTCAGTAGTTACTTTATCTTCATTTTATTACGTTCAAAAACTACTACCCGATCACATTAATGTATCTATAAACGGTAAATTGCCTTTTTATAGTGTTTTTTGGCCTCATGTTGAAAGTAGGTTTGTAACCACCATAAATGCAGCATCTGCCGGTGGTACTGCAGAGTTTACATCTAATGCAGCTCTTTTAAACTACCCGTTATATAGTCCTGGTAATACATTTTTACTTTCTTTTTCTGCTCAATCTAACAACACTACATATAACCCTGCGACAGCTACTTTTAATTCAAGCACTAAACCGCAAGGATACACTTTAGTATATCAAATTTCTTCTTTAGATTTAAACGGTCACCCAACTGGTGGAGCGTATATAGGTACATTTACACCTCTTATTACTGCAAGTACAGGTCTGTTGTATTCAAGAATATCAGGGGTGTTTTATTATACTTCTGATTTAACACCAAACATTACAACTGGTTATAACCCGCTCACTATTTCAACTGCAGCTTCAAGTTATACAAACTATACCACCTCTACTCTAAGCGGTACAAGTGTAGCTTTTACAGTTCCTGATTTTAATTCAACTTATTTTGCGCGTAAGTTCGGTGCTAACTTTGATTTTGGTGCTCAAATAAAAGCGTTTGCATTACAACCTACTATAGCTCAAAACAATGTATTGTTTGATAATTTCTTTCCTGCAGTAGCAGGTATTAGTGCAACTAATGAAGACACATACGGTGGTGTAGTGTTTGAAAAAATAAATAATTTTGTGGCTAATATTGCTGACCCTACAGTCAGTAATTTAAACATGTTTTATTCTTTAGCTCAATCAGTAGGTATCGATTTAGATAATTATAATTACGATATACCACCTACATTAAAACGTATAGTAGATACGTATTCAACCCAGCAAAGTTATGTATGGGGTGCAAATTCAACATTTGCTCGTAATTTCTCGCTAAGTGGAGGTTTATTAAACTTTACTAACCCTGTTATTGAATATAATATCTTAACTACAATGGTAAGCGCTGGGCAGCAAATAATAGTTAACGACAAATTAAACTCTCCACAATCTTACGAATTGTTGCAGGTGTCGCCTATAACTTCTTATAGTAGCGTTACCGCTCGTAACTTACAGGGACTGTTACCTACTAGTGCATATCCAGCTTCATCTTATCCCTTAACATATTATCCATTAAGTGCATTTTATGGTTGGGGGTTAAAAACCCCAGTCAACACTTACTATAGATTCTTTCAGTATAACCCTTATGTAGATAACTCTCAAAAAGAAGGTTTAATAAACTGGAATGACCCTATCACAACCCTTTCTCGTAGTGCTTCATCTCATTCAGATTGGGTAAAAGATGAAGGCATATTAGAAACAATTTTTAATTATTATATACATAAAGGCTTAGGTTTAATAAAATAATATGGCAACATTTAATACAATTAATAGTTTAGCCCAGCCTGTAACAATTACTACAGGTACTGATACTACCCAGCCTTATAACTTTCAAGACTGGAAAGCTCGTAATACTAATATACCAATCGGTAATGCTTTTGAAGTATATAGTTTATATGTAAAGAACTGGTACATAAACAGAGATACAAATAATGTTGCGGCTATTAATTACGTAGCTCAATACTATCAAACGTTTTTACAATCATTAGGGGTAACAGCTCGTACTGCAGCAGAAGCTGAATTATTTAATAATGTTGTTATAACAGATCAATTTAGTTTACAATCTACTATTGTTGGTTATGCTCGTAAACTTAAAGATGTAGCTGTTTATTTAGCTAATAAACGTAATAGCATAGTTTATAGTAAACTAAAAAGCAATCTTAATGGTACAGCTGTTTCTTTAGAAAGAATGTTTTATTCTTATATTTTAACTGCATTTACTAGAAAAATAACTCCAGACGGTATAATAACTAATAGTTTTGTTATAACTAACCCGGATATTTTAAATTCTTTACCGTATTTATCTACAATTGCAGGTGGTTTTAATATAGAAATACAAGAAGTATATGATACAAGTAATTACTTTGATAGAGACCCATCTGTATCGATAAGTACTTATACTACTGTTGCTTCTGGAACTCCAGCAGCGCTTTATGAAGCTGGTGAATATAGTATTCCTGAAGATTACTTAATAGCCAGTGTAATAGGAACAGTAGCTACTACAAATATATCTTCAATGGCTACAACACCAACATATTTTACGTTTACTGGAGACGGTTCTACTACTACATTTACTATTAGTAATATTATTTCTGCTCTAGCAAGTAACTATCAAGTAACAATTGATGGTATTGTACAAACACCTGATACGAGTTATTCTATCAGTACTCAAAATCAAACCATAACATTTACTGAAGTACCACCTACTGGTAGTATTATAGTAATCGTACTACGCTATTAAAATATGTCTATTATAAGAGTAAACGCTAATATGTTGACAGGGGTATCCGGTAGTGGGTATTCCGGTTATAGTGGTATATCAGGGTTAAACGGCTCAGCTTCGAGTTCAGGTTTTTCTGGTATTAGTGGTTATTCTGGTTATAGTGGTTCCGGTATATCAGGATGGTCCGGTTGGTCTGGAGCTTCTGGTTATTCTGGTATTAGTGGTTATTCAGGTATATCAGGAGCTGCAGCAGCTTCTGGTTTTAGTGGTTGGTCGGGTATTTCAGGTTGGTCTGGATGGTCTGGTATAAGTGGTTGGTCAGGTTGGTCAGGTATATCGGGTTGGTCCGGTATTAGTGGCTGGTCGGGCTTTAGTGGGTATTCAGGCATTTCTGGTTTTAGTGGTATAAGTGGTTACTCAGGTATATCAGGTTGGTCAGGTTACAGTGGTATTTCTGGTTGGTCTGGTTACTCTGGTATAAGCGGTTACCCCGGTATTTCAGGCTATAGTGGTTATTCTGGTATTTCAGGTTACAGTGGTATTTCTGGTTACTCAAGTCATTCAGGATACTCCGGTATATCTGGGTATAGTGGTATTAGTGGTTATTCCGGTATAAGCGGTTACTCAGGTATTTCAGGTTATTCAGGATACTCCGGTATATCTGGTTACAGTGGTATTAGTGGCTACTCCGGTTATAGTGGTATATCTGGGTATAGTGGTATTAGTGGTTATTCCAGTTACTCTGGTATCTCAGGCTATAGTGGTATAAGTGGTTATAGTGGTTCAGGTATATCAGGTTATTCAGGGTACAGCGGTATTAGCGGCTATAGTGGATACAGCGGTACAAGTGGTTACTCAGGTACTCCTGCAGTTGGTTTAACATTATACCCGACATCTTCTGCTTCAGAATTTAGTGTTTATTATGGTTTGTTTAGTATTACCCCAGTTTCTGGACCATCTACTGTTTATCCTTATAGTTTAAGTGCTAACGAACAACTAGGTACGTTAGGTCAAGTTGTCACACCAATCGGTAGTCCAGATGAATATTTTATTAATCAAGGTACTTGGGTATTTAACTGTTATTATGCCCTTTCTGGTACTAATGTTAATGCTACGTCAGCTGTAACATTAACTCATGCTATATACGACAGAACCTACCCTGGTGGTACAGAAACAATGCTGTTCTCTGCCACAGGCTCAGCATTAACTCCAACACCTTTTGGTACTCCTTTATTACAGGCTGTTTCGTATAATATTTCTTCCCCAATTGCTTTAGGCAGTACTACCGATAGATTAGTATATAGAGTGTTTGCGAGTACTGGTAGTAGTGCTCCTGCTACTGTTGGTTTTTATTTTCTAGGTACTCAAAATTACAGTAATATTATAACTGGTATATATCAAGGGGCGGTAGGTACATCAGGTTACTCTGGTTATAGTGGTTATTCTGGGTATTCCGGTCTCAACGGTGCTTATGCGGCTTCTGGTATCTCTGGCTATTCTGGTACATCTGGTTACTCTGGTAATAGTACATCAGGTTATTCTGGTACATCTGGTTATAGTGGTATAAGCGGGTACAGTGGTTATTCAGGTATTTCCGGTTACAGTGGTATCTCAGGTTATAGCGGATATATAGGTATATCAGGTTATAGCGGTATTTCAGGTTATTCTGGTATAAGTGGGTATTCTGGTATAAGTGGCTATAGTGGTATATCTGGTTGGTCCGGTTATAGTGGTATCTCAGGCTATAGCGGTATTAGCGGTTGGTCAGGTTATTCTGGTATAAATGGTACTATTGGTTCTAATGGTGCATCTGGTTATTCTGGTATTTCAGGTTGGTCAGGTATATCTGGTTGGTCTGGTTGGTCAGGCATAAGCGGTTGGTCAGGTTGGTCTGGTATATCAGGTTGGTCTGGAGCTAACGGATCAGCTGGAGCATCTGGTACATCTGGATTTTCTGGTTTTAGTGGTTCTAGTGCTATAGCCCCAAAATTTGTTGTATTATATTCTTTGTGTGGATGATAATACATTAATGATAAGTAATAACATTAATGGCTACCAGCAATACAGTTGTAGATAGTTTTACCACACAGGATCAAATAAATTCCTATTTAAATACTTTATCTCAGAAGTATTTAGCTAATAATCAATATATTGTATCTGGTACCAATACTGGTTTTGTTACAGCTGGTGTTACAGCTTTTGCTCCTTATGCTAATTTATCAAATAGATATTACCCTACTGTAGCTACATTACCTAATCAAAGTAATTTAATGTTAGCAGCAGAACTTGGTGGTTATTTTTTACCAGGTAATTTAGGTGCTTCTATTTATTTAACTAAAAATATAACTTATTCTTTAAATACCAGTCAAATACCAAATGGTATTGCTTATAATGTTATAGACCCAACTCGTTTCAATAAAGGTCGTGGTTTAACTCAAAACGATCAGAGCAATATTGTAACACATTATATTGATAATAACTGGATGAAAGCAATTAATGTTTCAGATCAGTTTGACGGTAATATAATTAATACAGATACGTATCAAAAGTTTATACCATATCAGTCTGCTTACGAAACAACTAAAACAGATAGTAACGGTGTTGTAAATGCTCGTTACGATTTTGAATTTTGGACCGGTCCAGAAAAGCAAACTTGGAATGAAACAAACTCAAGTAATACGCTTGATAGAGAAAACTATTTTAATTTACAAAATAGTATTAATAATTTAGTTTATACTGCTGGTAAAGAGTTATACTCTTGGAATACTGACATATTTGGTACCCAATACGCTTTTTATAAACCTATAATAACCCCGCCATCTTTTTATAACTCTTTATATGCAAGTGGTACGTTATGGGTAAAAACACCGGATGGTACTATAAACCAAGCTCCTTCTGCACTTAATACCGTTTTTAATGCATATCAAAACAATAGCGCAATATATAGACAACTCAGCAGCAACAATATATTAAATTTTGAAGTATTTTATAATACATTAATTATACAATTATCAGGTTACGTTTTATATGAAGGTATAACTTTAGATTATAATACATACACTATATCAAACACTACGAAAACGTATTTAGCATTAAATTACGGGCTAACTTTAAGTAATGCTCTTTTAACAAATTTCTTTACAAATCAAATAGGTACCCCTGGTGTATCAGCTCAAACATATTATGGTGGTAATTGGTACGATACAAGTAATAATACTATTACTATTTGTACGTTATTGTCATCTACTTTATCAGGTTCAGCAAACTCTATAGTAAGCACTTCTGGTTTATCGAGTTTAATAGTGCCAGTGCTGTATAGTATTAATTTAAATGACCCTAACAGTAGAACTAGAATATTCCCAACAAATAGTACTAACCCATATAATTTCTTAGAATACATATATCCAATTAATAACTCTGCATCAAATGAGGTATCTTTTATGGAGGATCCGGTATTTTCTTATAATAAAGATACTAATTTGTATATAATTAACTTTTTAGCGTATAATTATCATAGTCAACAGACTAATTTAATATCATATAAAATCTCCTCTTAATGTCCCTTTCTGCATACAGTTTTCCTTCTATAGATAACGGCTCCACAATAGCTACACCGGTTACATTAAACGGGTATGCACCTTATACTATTGTATTTCAGCCAAGCGCTATTAATTTTGGAAACAATGTAATTAACAACATTACATATGTATTGTCAGGTAACAATTATCAGTACTATTATAATACTACTAGAAACTTTACATATACAACTCTTAGTAATGCAGTTACAGGTAATATAGACAGTAGAAGTAATTTTGCTTACACGTTTTATAACATCTTATCCGGTCAAAGTGTAACATATGCGTTAATTTCAGCTGTATTATTTCCAAGTCTTCAAACAGTTTCTTATACTTTAAGAATTGAAACAGACACTCCATGGTTAGCTAATAACCCGCTTTTAGGTTCAAACGCACCAGCACAGTTTGGTGAAGTGCATTTAATTAAGAGTAGATCTTGGGGTACTAGTAACGAACAGCTTATTGTTGCGGAAGGTCTTAATAATACAACTGGCCAAATACTATTATTTAACACATCAGACGTTACTTCAGCTTCTCCGATTCAGCCTAAAGCTCCTAACCCAACATCTACACCTACCCCAACAGTTACACCGAGTGTTACACCTACTCCAACCTTTACACCTACAACTACTCCAACTCGTACAGTAACACCTACACCGACTTATACTCCTACATATACGCCTACTTACACGCCGACAGCTACTCCTACATACACCCCGACTTACACTCCAACAGTAACGCCTACCTACACGTTAACACCTACACCAACGTTAACACCTACTCCGACCTATACGCCTACATATACACCTACTTATACTCCAACATCTACACCAACATATACACCTACTTACACCCCTACCCACACTCCAACAGCTACTCTAACACCTACCCCGACATATACGCCTACGCCGTCTAAAACTGCAACTACTACCACCACAACAACAACTACTACAACAACTACTACAACCACTCCTGCTCCAACATATACAGTTCAGCTTATAAACGGTACTGGTGGTAGTAGTACAACTCTCAATGGTTCTAGTGCTTCTGTACAGTACCTACCTGCAGGTACATATAGCTTAGTAGCTGTAGCTGCTACCGATTACACATTTGCAAACTGGGCTTTAATTTCTGGTAGTGCTTATATAGCTAACACTACAAATCCAAACACTACCATTACAATTAGTCAGAATGTGTACGTTGGTTCAACATTTAGCTACACTCCACCTACAACAACCACTACTACCACCACAACAACAACACCTCCACCTACCACAACAACAACTACTACAACAACCACAACAACTACCACAACGACCACGACTACCACAACTACTCCAGCTCCAGTACCTCCTGCTGCTCCTTCAACGAGTATCTCTTACGTATACAACGGTTATCCAAACGGTTATGCGTTCTTTGGAGTGCAGATTTCTTCTACAGCTTATACAGGTACAAACTGGCCATCTAGTCAACAAGGTCTGTCTAACGAACAAATGTTCTATAGTTACTATGGTACACCTGGTACATACAATAGCTTCTTCAGTAAGGACTTCTTGCCAGGTTATACATTTAGCGACACAACATATTGCGGTGTATTGTGCGGATTATATAACAATGCTAATGTCAACTTTGCTGCTCAAGCTACAGATTGGAACGGTTCAACCACAATAACATATGATGGTTGGTATGTAACTAATAGTAGTACATATGTACCTGGATCTTGTGGTTGCTAAAATTAAATAAACAATAAATAAAGATATGGGCCATTTCGCAAAAATAGAAAACAGCACAGTAGTACATGTTATTTCTGGTATACCTGTAGATAACTATAGTGATGATGAAGGACAAGCATATATTAACAATACACTTGGGTTAACAGGTACATGGTTACACACAGAACCAATGGCTCAATTTGGTTCTTTATACACATATACAAACATTTATAGCGCTGCAGTTGCTGGTAATGATAATGGTTTAATAGGTCCAATGTTAGATGATACTGAAGCTAATAGAATTTTAAGTGCTGGTGTAGTTCTACGAACAATAACCACTCGTGTTGCTGATGTATCAGGTTATCGTTTAAATCACGCCAAACCAGGTATGACGTATCATGTAGATTTAGATGCTTTTATAGTACCTAAACCTTCCAATTTCCCTTCTTTTGTGTTTAACCCAAATACAGGTTCATATCAACCCCCTGTACAACAACCAGCAGCAGACGGACATATGAGAATTTGGGATGAAGCTAACGTAAACTGGACGTACATTATGCCTGTATCTACGTTACACACTTATTGGTTATCTGCTGCTCCAGATCCTTCTACTGGTAAAATACCTTCAGGTACACAAGTTACAGTGAATTTACATAACCTAAAAGGCTGGTACCATTCATTGTCTTCTACGCTTTAAGTTGTTGATATAATTGGATTACACTGTAAATTATAGAGTAATGTCTTTAACAAGTACTCTAAATAAACTAACTACGCAAAAAATTAAAATGGCTCAAATTGATCCATTTAGTTATTGCAATGCTGGGTGTTGGTACTGTCCTGTTAGATACACTCCTAATCCTGCACCGGCAAAGAAACAAATGCCTATAGAGTTATTTGAAAAAATAATTGCTAATTTAATTGAAGAAAAAAATAGAGCAGATGGTCTAGTTGATTCAGCTTTTGATTTTATCTATACTGCACATTACAATGAAGTATTACTTTACAAATACTTCGAACAGATGATAGCGGTATTAAAGAAGTATAACGTAAAAACGTTTGTACTGTCTAACGGTATACCACTTACACCAGATAAAACAGATATAATTAAAGCCAACACCGATACTATATTAGGTATTTGTCTTAACACTCCTGCATTTGAAAGAGATATCTGGAGTAAAAGATCTGGCATGAACGCTAATCTTTTTGATAAGTTAATTTCTAATATTAAATATGCAGAAGAAAACTTAACAGAATTCACAAGAGATGGTAGAAAACAGTTCTCTATACAGATTAACGGTGTAAATGATGTTAGTTTTTTAGACAGAGGTGGACATTTACAAAAAGGCGCAAATTTTCCACAAGATATAGATTTAAACCCTGACACAGGAGAATTAATAAAGCAGTATGAAATTAGCAAACAACTTTTTCCTACACTTAATATATACCCAGTAAATTCATTGGTAGATAGAGCAGGTTTACTAGGAGAATTAGGAGTAATATCTAATAAAGACGGTATACAGAAATGGAACAAAAAAACAGATGAAACCGTAGTAGTAGGATGCAACCACGGTTGGGAAATAGGCGGAAGACCATTTGGGTGGTTACATGTAAATGCAATAGGAGATACGTTTTTATGCTGTAATGATTATAATTTTGATTACACTTTTGGTAATCTTAGTACAAACACATTAAGAGATATTTGGGTAACTGAAAATCACGCTCAAATTATAGAAAAATCATATAAAGAAGCATGTACTAATTGTGCATCAGCAAAATGGGGTAAAAATGAGTAATAAAAAACTTACTATAGGTATAGCTACATACGATGATTATGATGGGGTGTTCTTCACTATACAAGCTATTCGTATGTATCACAAAGAAGTATTAGATGATATAGAGTTTGTTATAATTGATAACAACCCAAATAACGAGCATGGTAAAACAACAAAAAACTTTGTAGCTTCTATTACTCAACCTGCTACTTATGTGCCGTTTACAGAGTATGAAAGTCCGTTTGTAAAAGGAAAAGTATTTGAACATGCAAAAACTCCTTATGTATTAGTTATGGATGGACATATACTACTTGAACAAGGTAGTATTAAGAAACTTATAGATATATATGATAAAGGAGAAGATGGTGGTAACTTTTTACAAGGCCCGTTACTATATGATGATTTAAGACATATATCTACTCATTTTGATTTAATTTGGAGGGGTCAAATGTGGGGGGTTTGGGAAACAGATGGTCGAGGCTTAAAACCTGAAAATCCACCTTTTGAAATACCCGCAATGGGGATGGGGTTGTTTTCGTGTAGAAAAGATAGTTGGTTAGGTTTTAATCCTAATTTTAGAGGTTTTGGTGGAGAAGAAGGGTATATACACGAAAAATACCGTCAAGCTGGTAAAAAAACACTATGTTTACCGTTTTTAAGGTGGAATCATCGTTTTGGAAGACCTGCAGGGATAAAATATCCACTTACATTAGAAAATAAAGTACGTAATTATTTTATAGGGTTTATAGAGCTTAACATGAGTGTACAACCTATATATGACCATTTTAAAGAGTTTACAACTATGGAAAATCTTATAAGGTTGTATAATGATGCAAAACAGACATTTCTACAAGCTAATATTACTATCCCATAGTAAATATTAAATATGTTTCTTAGCGCTGGACCAGTTGCAATAAATTACGGATATGATAACAATCTATCCCTTAATAACAACACGGTTTATACCTTTGATAATCTTGACTTTACTACATCTGCTTTATTAGTTAGTACTATAGATATTGCTGTAAACAATGATCAATTACTGTTACTAACAAATAATATCAGACTTTCAGAAGCAATTGTTAATGAAATACCATATCAACAACCTTCAAGTTATGTTTGTAATTCTTTAATCACTAATAATAGTGGTTCATACCTTTATACTACTAACTCTACAGCAACTACAGGTTCAACATTATCGTTTACAACAAACTTATTAAGTGCTACGGTATTTACACTTTCATTTCAACCAGGTAATCTTGTACAAATTTATTATTCTTTACAAGACAATTACGGCAACACTGTTAATCTTTATTTAACTACTAATACGTCAACATCTGCTGTTTCTGCTGGTCCTATTTTTGGGTTAACAACCAGTACATATACGTACTATTATCTTTTAAGTGGACAAAGTTTTTCATTAATTTCAAATACACCTGGACTAACAGGGGTGTTTGTTAGTAATAACGGCACGTCTTTAAGCTTTAACAACACAACACCTTCTTCGTATAATCAAATCACAATACCTACAAGCTGTATTTATAATTTTACTAGGTTTGCAGATAATACCAACTTAATACAAACACCAGGTAAATCTGATCTTGTTCAGTATGTAAAAACAAATAATAGTTTATCTGTTAATAAATTTTCAGGGCCAGTAGCGTTTAATTATTTAGTGGCGTCTCCTTATAAGGCATTATCTGCTGGTACAGTAGAGGGTATTAATTTAGATGCTAATATATTTCCGTTAAAAAATTATTATAGTCCTACTCACACTCAAACAGCTGTATTAACCGAACAACTTCGTTCTTATACGAACATATTTACCGGTTTAAATCAAGAAGATGGGTACGATAAAATATATCTAACTTATAATTCCGGTTACGCTAATACTACATTTACCAAAGATAGCGATACATATTTCCACTACCCTTTTGGTGCTAATACATTACCATTAAGCTCTTCTGAACTAGTTAGCTACGGTGCATTTTCTAATACAGTACCAAGTCGTTCGGACAGAGTATTTAAAAAGTTAGGTAGTTATCAAAATTATAGTAGTTGGGGTAATAGTTCAGGTACTTTCTACCCTATTGCTGGAGGTACAGGTTCTGCAATACAAAACGGTACATATTTTTGCTCTTGGTTATCAGCAGGTGCAACACCTAGTATTACACCAGTATGGGTTGATAGGTTTTACGATTCTAAATACATTAATACCATTGGTATTAACGGTAATAGTATTAATTCATTATCTGGTATACTAACGTATAGTACTAATAACTACCCTAACTTAATTTGGGACTATCCTTCCCAGCTTACATTTGAACCAGGGGTATTATATTATTACCACCGTATAGGAGACAGTAACAATACAGAAATTGTTTCGTCTATACCTAACTTAACATATCAGTTTAATAATTGGGCACCAGTTTTAATTAATAACGTAACTGGGTTATCTGCAGGTCAAATAAGTTCATTTACTACAAGTAACTCGGGTGTTAGTGATCAAATTAACACTCCTTACTATATTTTAAGTGGTACGTACGGGGTTATTAATACTAACCAAAGTGATTTTGTAAATAACATAGGAAACACATTAGCGTTTTATCTTTATCAAGATAATTGGAGTAATATAGTAGGTGATCAATTAGTTGGTAATTATTTTGACGGTGGTATTGGGTTATTTAACAATAACCCGATCCTTACACCTTACTTTACTGTAACGTCAATGCCTAGTGCTACGACTTCGTTTAATACAAAGTTAAACGTTATAGATTACGAAACATACACTACTTTAGCAAGTTCTACATCAGACCCTCTTAGTGGTAATGTATTTTCCATAAGAGGTACATATGATGGTAGCTATTATATAATTGATAATTTTAGCAGTAACAAATTCTTAAGCGTTTACGACCCAGACGATTTAATTACAAGTAAAGTGCCATTAACAGCTACCGATTCTAATATAGGTACCCAAATTATACTTGATGCTGTTTTACATTTAAATACTACTACTAATACTCAGTATATTATTCTTAAAACAAGACCGACGAGTACGACCTGTTGGTATCATAAATTTACTACTTTAGGAACATTAGTACAAGTAGTATCATCTTCTTCTTATAATAACTTCGCGATAGATTTATCTGGTAACCCTGTTTACTATAATAGCCCATGGGTTAGTGCTAGTACTTTATCCGGTACTGGTAGCTGTATTGACAGTACAGGTACATTAGTCTTTGCTATATCTGGTAACAACTTATTATTGAACGGTAGCCCGATACTTGCAGTCAATTTACCTGAAGATGTAAATTGTGATCAAAATGATAATATATGGATAACATATAATAATAACTCATTAGCAAAAATCTCTAATACAGGTAAAGTGTTATGGACTAAGCAAATTAATACTGGAGATGCTGTATTAACAAATAATATAAGAACAATAGACTTTATTGCAGAAAATACCGCTTCTGGAGTTATATATTACGGGTTATTGTTAGATGGTAAATCTCAGTACATATATAAAATTGACATGAACGGGGTAGTTGTAGCTAAAACATTTGTATCTGGTTTAATACCAAACGGAGATTGTACAGGTTTTGATTATCAAAGAAAATATATTAAACCGAACTTAAGTACGCCTGGTATACAAGTAAAACTGATTTCTAACGATTCAACATTATCAACACCTGTACCAGTTTACACTACATTAAACTATAGTGTATCTGCTTTAGCACCAGGTTGGCATCACTTTACAATTACATACGATCAAACTAATGTATTAACACTTTATGTTGATGGTATATCTGTGGTACGGTCTAATACCAATACACCAACAGGTCAATTCTTGTATAGAATTTTAAATTATAAGAATAACCCGCAAATTTTATTAGGTACAAGTAATTTTAAAACAGGTACTTTAAATCAATGGATTGAACTGCCTGGTACCTACATATATAACGGTAGTATTGCTGATTTTAGATTCTATAATATAACCCTCACACCTTCGGATATCAAATCCTTAGCAAAGAGTGGTTTATACAATCAATTTACCGATTTAAATTGGAATATACCTGTAGGTACAAGAGCTTATGTAGAAGAAATAGAAAGACTGTTCCTACATAGACTACCCGGTTCAAAATCCCAGTATTATGATATTAAAATTAAGAATTCTGGTATAGCTGATCCTAACGTACAGGCTATTGTTGAAAATAACTTAAAAAACGCAGCAAGTCAAATAACACCAGCTTACGCACAATTGCGAAACATAATTTGGGAGTAAATAATACACAGTGGCATCCTATTCACAATATAAAGAATCTCTAGCATATCACAATCCTACAAGTGGAGATTGGGTTTATCTTACCAATATATGGACCCAATTTACAAATGAAATTGCTTCTGCTGGTTTAACATCTCAGACAACTTCAGATGCTAATAATGTAGAAACTTATTTAGTTAATTCTGCTAATAGTGGTTCTTCTACAGCATATTCTCACGGTACTGCCAATGGTTATGTAAACGCCTATAACGTAACAGCAGATCAAGGTGTGCCACCAGCACCTTGGTACGGGGAAGGATATACACAAACTTGGGATATAAGCGCACAAATAAATGCAAATGATCCTGATATAGTCTCTGTAGTATTTCAGCCTGGTACTGTACCAAGTTTAATTACTGTTGGTGATACATATCAACCACAAGCAAACGGTTATTCTAGTCAAGGTATATTAAACGCTGTTAATATACAAAAGAACGGTACTGAATATGCAGACGTAGGTGGTTTGCCTAGCGGTACAGTATCTTATACTAATACTGGTAATCCTTCATCTGAATCTTCAGTAGGTACGGTTACATGGTCAGCAAATGCAATAGACGTAAACGGTTTATTAGCCTCTACATCTGCTACTACAAATGTGGTTGGGGTGCCTTATGGTGTTATAAATTCTTTAACAAGTAACATAGTACCAGGTGGTACTGTTTACTGTTATGGTACCGCTAACTATCAAGATCAAAACAATAACGCTCAGCCGTTTAATGATGTTGGTGTAGTGATTTTAAAGGATGGTAATCCTTATACCACCGTTGGCCCGAATAAGCATACATTTGCACCTAATGGATGGGATTTTGCTCTTACTGTTAGCGATGTAGGTAATTATACAGTATTAGTATACGCTACAAACAGTGCTAATAAATCAGTACAAGTAGCAAGTGGCGGGTTTAGTGTAACAGCTCCTACCACTACAACCACCACTACCACTACAACCACCACTACAACCACCACTACCACTCCTGCGCCTACTGTAACAGTAACTGCACAGGTTAGTCCAAATTACGGTGGTACAGTTTCAATTAACGGTAGCGGTTATTCATCTTCGGTTACTGTTACAGTAACTCAAGGTAGTACAGTTAGTTTAGCATTCAACGCTAACGGTGGATTTTACTTTGGTGGGTGGGAATCAAATTCGTTTATACCTGGTGGTTCAGGACCAACGTTAGTTACATTACCTATAACCAGTAGTACGACATTTACAGCAGATGCAGTAGCTGTAACAACGTCAACAACGACAACGACTACTACTACAACAACCACTACCACCACAACAACAACGACGCCACCTCCTCCGTCGCCGACGCCTACTGGTACTCCTACCCCAACCCCTACTCCTAGTCAGTTTGCGCCACCTACTCCTACCCCTACTAGTTCCCCTACTCCTACTTTAACACCTACTCCGACGTATACACCGACAGTTACACCATCGACGTCAATACCTCCAACTCCTACTCCTTCACCTTCAACCGGAGTATTAGCGGTTTATACCCCTTGGACAGTAGCAACAACAAACTCTCCGGTTTGGCTACAAACGGTTTATCCGATAAGTAAAGGATTTACAAAATATGGTATCAATTGGGGTGACGGTAACGGACAGATAAGTTATTTTGCTGGTGCAAATACTAACAACTTCTTACTTTACAATTACACTACCCCTGCATCTGGGCAATCATATTATACGGCTTACATACAAGGTCTAGCCGGTGCTGGTGGTTTACCTCGTACATTATCTAACAGATTCTACATTAAATCTGCTTTACCCACTTACAATTTAGCAAATTATTACGATCCTGTCAATACAACACCTGTATTACCATACGATCTTAATAATGTATTGGTAGGTTCTAATGAATGGGCAGTTAGTGATGTAATAAACGCTTCGTTTACGAAATTATACGAAAACTTTAATTACCTACAAATAATTTCTTCAGTACTTGAATTAAACAATTCAATACCTCTAATTGAATGGTGCGGTCAATGGGATGCGGTCAGTACATCTGAACCTGCTTCATCATATGCTTGGAAAACACAAATTCCTGGTATTAACATTAACAATTCATTTAATTTATATAGCAGTGGTAGTGCTCAAGGTATAGCTAGCGGTATAATTAAAGATATCAAATCATACAGGTTTAGTACGACCACTGCACCTGATTATTATCTATACGTAGCGTTTACTTCTAACGGTACCACCCCAGATCACATACAAGTACGTACAAACGATTACTACAACACGTTATTATTAAGCGCTACAAGCTTAGGTACTAATATACCTAACTTTAATAGTATTAGTGCAATAGATGTTATTGGACAGCAGTTATATCTATTAGATACCAATACAGTTTACCGTTTAGGTTTGAATCCAAGTCAAAATGGGTTTGCAATTTATAATAAGGTAGGCGGTATTTCAGGTACTCGTTTACAAGAAAATGCGTTTAATTATCCTACTCAAGTAAGAACAGATAGTAATTACGTTTATGTAGCAGATAGTTACAACAGTTGTGTTAAGGTTTATAATGCTGCGCTTTCTTGGATCAACACATTATATGTAAATGCATTAAGTGCATACAGTATTAATAACATTGAGATCAATAGAAACAGTAATAGTATCTATTTGTTAGGCGAAACATTTGCTCCTGTAGCTCCAGTATTAACAAACGTTAGCACATTAACAACTAATGGTTTAAATACAGTTTATAGTATTTCATGGGTACATGACGGTTTAAGATTAAACATACCTTCAACAAGTAATTCTTTATCCGCTTTCAGTCTTTATGGTTTATTATCAGGTGGACAGAGTTACGTTCAACTAACATCAGCAGTTACACTTTCTTCCACTCCTTCTTTACCATATTACAATCAAGTACAGACAGTAACGTATGTAGCTGCTTCTGGAGCAGTTTACTCTAACTTTGCAGTACAAGCTTTGGGTGTAAACGGTTACAATTCACCTTTATCACACTCAATACCTACACCAACAGGGTATTACTTTACTACACCTTATCAAGTATTTGAATTAGATAGGTTTGCAGGTACGTTATTAAACACGTTCCCGTTACCAAACAATTTTGAATATGTTACACCAAGTAACAATATAAAGTCTAATGATAATATTGTTGCAATGGTTAGCGATCCAACAGGTGTATTCTTGTACTTTGTAACAAGCAATTATGTATACAAGTATTTAACTAATGGTAAAGCATTAAATCGCTTAACATTCCCAAGTTCTTACAGCTTAGGGCAATATGAATCTTTTAGAGCTGCATTTATTGATGATAGGTTAAACTTTATTTTAGCTACAGATAAGAGAGTGTTTAAGTTTGTTGATATACCTAACACTCTATCACTTTACAATACACTTACCGTCAACACATTGTTTAATCCGCTATCTTCAATATTAATAGATAGTAATGAACTTATACAAGACTGGGTTTACAATAAGAGCATTTTACGTTTACAACAAAATCATCAAATACTTTATACTTCTATAAACAACAAGTATAATATTGCTTTGGATTCTTCAGGTAACTTAATTAACCAAACAAACGGTACATCCAGCTTTACTACAGGGCCTTTAAGTTCAACAGATATTAATAGTAGTATTGCTCTTACACATGACTATTTTATACACAGTAATGAGCTTGTTACATCCAGTGTAGTTAATAGAGCTTTAACAGACCTGTATAATGTACAACAAAAGATACTTAACCTGGTAACCCCAAGAATATCCAGACAATTACCTACAAATACTAATAATAGTATTTAAGGATTAAAGCCTTTTAAAAAGTCAAATAAAACTGCTTTGGTATTATAGTCTAAAACCCGCAATACCATTTGATTTTCAGCTAAATTACATTTAAATAGAGCTGTTTTATGAGCCTCGTAAACATCTTTACCGTTTACGCTGGTCTCTTTTAAAACTACTTGTTCAGTAGTATTCTCATCATACAATCCAATTACTGCGACATATTGTTTACTCATTACGAATTGGCAATAATTGGATTGTTCATCTGATGTTTATTATTACAAATATTTATGCTTTTTTTAACTAAAGCAAGTGGAATTTTTATTTTTTTATACTAGAATTAACTAGTATCTAACATGAATATCAAAATGAAAAATGTTGTTGTATGTGACATTAATACACGTACACTTGGCAATAGTAGCGTACGTAGCCGTATGAAGGAAGTACGTCGTAAGATTAACTTAAACAAGTACAAGGTGCTTGGTTTTGTTAACCGTACAAGTCAAGTAGTTCTTGAGCCACTGCACGCAAGTGCACGTGACACTAAGGGCCGCTTCGCTAAGAATCGCCAATCCTAACCCACCAAGACCCTACGTACTCATATACGTAGGGTCTTTTTTGTTATGAATAAGTCTTTTCTTTCAATTGCTTTTAACTTACGATATGGCAGTCCTCAGATAGAGTGTGTTTATTCTTTGCTTGATCTTTTCGATAAACCTGATACATTAATAGAAGTATCATTTTTAAAAACATTCATACATTTACCACAAGATTTTAGAGAATATCTTTCAAATTTACCTAAAGAAACCATAAATATTCTTTTTGAAAAACGCAAATTACCTACAAATGTAAAACACGAGGATTGGGATTTAATTGACTTTTGAAATATGCAAATAACTATTATTGGTAATGTTAGTGAGTTTACCGCAACTGAACAAAAAGCTCTTTATACAGATGGAGCTGATATATACAGAGGTATGTATTATGTAACTGCAGATATTGAACATTTTACTGTACAAGGTAGAAATGTTACGCCTAATTTACCTGCATTACGTAGTCTAACAAGTTCAGCTAATATTAATTGGATAGTAACTACGTTTCGTGGTAAAAAAATAGCGTTTGGTTCGGTTACTGCTAATTAAAAGTAAATGATAGAAAAACCTATACGTCTGTTTGGCGCAAAACTTTTTAAGTACGAAACAGATATAGATAATACTTCTATAAAAGATTTCTGTTTTAAGCTAAAACAAAAAGACCCTGGACGTACAGTAAGCAATTATGGAGGATGGCAAAGCAATTTCGTTTCACCACGTACTCCTGAATTAGAGCAACTAACAAACTTTATACAAGGTATTTATCCAGATATATTTAACGAGCATTTACTTAGTAAAAATGCTAGATTGACAATTGATAGTTACTGGGTTAATATAAATTACAAGCATAATTTTAATTATTCTCATAGTCACCATGGGTTTATTTCAGGAGTCTACTATGTTGATGTACCTGAAAACAGTGGTAAAATTGTATTTGAATCTTCAGAGACTGACAATTTTTTTGATAATTTACCTTCTGATACGTGGACTGGTTTAACGCCATACACTTCTACTATTTGGAGGGTAACTCCTTTTAATGGCATGCTTTTATTATTTCCAAGTTGGTTAAAACATAGAGTAGAACCTAATGAATCTGAAGAAAGTAGAACTTCAATAGCATTTAATATTCATTTAAAAAATATTAAAAATTCTGTTGCACTGTCTCAGTAATAATCACATTATTACTGTATGAAACGTAAAACATCAAAAAAAGCTGAAACATCTTCTTGGAAAGACTTACAATGTGGTATATGGGAACGTTGGAACTACCGTTATTGTTATCTTGTAATACGTCAACTAGATAATGGTAAATTTAAACCAATGATAGGTGCAATGGGCGATTTAAGTATGCCCGGTGCAGATTTACCTTCAGAAGGTTATCACCAACTTAATACTCTTGAAGAGGCAAAAGAATTTCTACACAAATATGTTAATTATGTACGGGACGTATGGGATAAACAAGTAATAGCAAGTAAATTATAATAAAAATTACAATTATGACAACACATCAAATACTTTACGCAACATTAATATGGGCTACTATTATTGTAACTCTCTACATATATATAAGCTGGAAGCATGTTAAAGATTGTTATGCTATGTGGTTTAAGAAAGAGTATTGGACTGACTACAATACTATTGAATTTGTATCTTGGGCTGCTAAAGCCATTATTATTATTCCAGGTTTAATTTTTGGAATTAATATCTGGCAATTTTATTATTTAACTCTTGTTACGAGTGGTACATTAATTTGGGCAAGTCGTAAAAAGTCTTTGCCTACATTGGTTGGTTTTAATACAATGTGGTTATGGTTAAGTACAATGGTACTAGCACAACATTTAATACACTAAACTAAAATAAAATCTATGCAAACGTTCTTGCCGTATTCTGATTTTAAAGAATCAGCTAAGTCTCTTGATATGAAAAGACTCGGTAAACAAAGAGTAGAAGTACTACAGTTACTTAACTCTCTTAATAAACCAGATTATAAAGGATGGAAAAACCACCCAGCACGAGAAATGTGGCGTGGGTATGAACAAGCTTTAGTTAGCTACGGTTTAACGATTTGTTTAGAGTGGAAGGCTCGTGGTTATAAAGACACTTGTTATGAAAAAATTAGCAACTTTGCAGATACAACTAAACCATTGTCGTATCCTAAATGGATAGGAGATAACGAGTTACATCTTAGTCATAAATCAAACTTAATACGCAAACAGCCAGACCATTATAAAGCTTTATGGCCTGATGTACCAGATAATATAGAGTACAAATGGCCAGTACCTTTAAAAAATAAAGCTTGATAAAATAAATATTTTAGCTATTATAGTTAATGTTCTTTACAATAATTTTAGATCAACACGTACCTGCGATTGATCTATTACATCAGTACTGATACATGCAACATAGTAACTCATGTTGTATGAAGATTCTCTAAAACCTGATCCCTACGCGTTATAACCTAATAAAGCGGTGTTACTAGTAAAGTATGGGGCTGTAGAATTTCATAAAGGTTGTATTTTAATTTAAAACATAATATATATGCAAACAATCGCTTCAATACGAGAATACATAAACGAATATGTAAGAACTCTACCTATTGATAAAGTAGGTAATATTCTCTTAAAAGAACATTTTGGTATACCGTACGAACATTGTACAGTAAATCATGTGTTAATGACAGAAACAGAAGTACGGGATTATATCAAGTCTTTTTTTGAAAATCTCGATACAACTGCTATAATTGAATTATACAATAAAATTAAGGTTTAATATGGATAGTAAGATTCAAAAACTTATTGAACTAGGTATTTTTACAGATCCTAATACAGTACGTAGAGAAACAGAACGTAACCGTTTTGGTGTTATGGTATGGGATCATAAAACAGGAGGGTCTTGTCAAGTACTTTCTGGAGAAAGTTTTAGTAATGCTAAACAATATATGGCACAGCCTGGACATCGTTCAGGTATACGTAAATATGGTTTTAAAGGTTAAACATGAAAAAACTATATACTTTATTACTACTAAACACACTTTTAGTTAAGTATGTTTTTGCGCAAGGATGTGTTGTAGCGCATGGTGCTGGTATGCCTGGCTGTACACTTGAAAACAGTAATCAATACTTATACGAATCCTCTATTTCGTATCGCTGGTTTGAATCTAATAGAGATTATGTTGGTACAAATTATAACCCTCAACGTAACGTTATTGGAGATCAAATAATTAATCACTCTCACTTTGCTGATATTGGTTTAGTATATAATGGTATTACAAATACAAGTATCGAATTCACCATACCGTATGTGTATCATACCCGCTCTCAAGCAGTAAAAAACTCAAACGGAGTCGTTATTAACCGTTATACAAACACCTCATCTGGTATTGCTGATATAATTATTGCAGTTAAACGTTCATTGCTTACATCTAACACTAAAGGTAATATTCAATTAGGTTTTGGAGTTTCTTTACCTACTGGTAAAGATAATACACAAGGTACTTTTGAATCGTATAATAGTACAACTAAAACTATTGTATACAGCACCCACGCTAACGATCAATCTGTTCAAACAGGTAGCGGGGGTTATGGTATAATAGTAAGCTTCTACGGGTATCGTAAATTAGGTTTTTTTACTGGCTATGTAGATGGTACATACACATTAACCCCTCAAAGTATCAATGGTGTACAAACTGCTCGTTCTAATATATATGAGCAAGTAATGTCAATACCAGACTCGTATCAAAGTAGAGTAGGAATTGAATATACTACTCGTAATTTTACATTTAGTTTAGGAGAACGTATCGAAGGGGTGCCGGTGTATGATTTAATTGGTTATAGTAGTGGTTTTAGACGCCCTGGGTATTCATTAGATTTAGATCCAGGCATTAGATATAATAATAAACACTGGTCTACAAGTCTATATATACCAATTACACAAAGAGCTAATCGTCTACAAAGTCGTGCTGATAAATTAACTACTGCTACGACAGGTAAATACACTCAAGGAGATGCTTTTTTTGCACCATATGAAGTTATTGGAAGTGTGAGCTACAAGTTTTAAGGGGTAGTGGCGGAAACAATTAGTCGCGAGGGAGTGAAATCTCTTGTACCAGCGGATGCGCGCAATCTTAAGGACATGCAGGTGAAATACCTGCCTACCCCACCTTTTTATTTTTACGCAATTCTTTCATTTTGCGTTGCTCTTCAAGTATCTTGTTAAGTCTTTGTACTTGATCTTCATGAGGCTTTTTTTCTTTTGGCTTGCCAAATATTATTTCACTAGACTTCATATATTGTTATTTAGTTAGTGGAACTTTGTTTACTTCATTATAAGGTATTATTGTTAAAGTTAAAGCGTATCCGGGTGTTTATGGAATCTATAGGGTGTTTGAGGTGTTACCGGGTACGCTTTATAAATCCCTATATAAAGTACTAAATATATATAGATGGATAATTTCAATACAACTTTAAAGCTTATTACAGAGAATCTTAATGAATCTAAAACTGTAAGAGTAGACAAAAATCTCAATAAGATTGTAAAACATTTCTTAAAGTTTGTGCATAGTAAACTTGAGTATGACAATATGCCTGAAATTGTTCTTGATAAAGATAGAAAGAAAGTAAACAAAATAAGAGCAATGGGTTACTACATGCCACAAGAACATAAAATTTGGATTTATGTTGGTAATAGAAATACTGCAGATATTTTACGTACATTAGCTCACGAACTAGTACATGCTAAACAGAAAGAAACCAAAGGTGAAGAAGGTTTAGATGGTACTACAGGCTCAATGGATGAAAATGAAGCTAATGCTGTTGCTGGTATTATAATGAGACAATACGGTAAATTGGCTCCGGAAATTTATAACTAATGAAACTATTTAACGAAACATTAAATCAGCTTTACGAAATACATTGCTGGAAAGGTTACCGTAAAGTAGGAACAAAACTTAAAAACGGTAAAAGGGTAAACGATTGCAGACCCATCAAGAAAGAAGGTATAGATGATGCAAGACACCCTGGCAGGCTAAAACGTTTAGTTACAAAACGATTCGGTAAGGGTAAAATTACTTGTTCCAAAGCTCGTACAATGGCAAGTTCTAAAAATACCTTAACCAAAAAGCAAGCTAATAGGTTTCTGAATTACCACGGTTGCAGATAAAAATATTACTGTAAATAGTAATATATGCTACAAAGCCCGTTAGATGATTTTATTAGAATATATCCTAATATACTTAGTAAAGAGGTGTGTACTGATATTATCAACTTTTTTGATTCAGTAGCTGATAAAGAAGAATACTCAAAACACGTTGTTTCTGGTAGTGCACAGTTTAGTAATATATCTTTGAGAAAAGACAAAAGTATTTTTTTAAATCAAGATATTTTTCAAAAAAAAGAATTATGTGTTTTTATATTTGAAAAAATAGGAGAATGCTTAAAAGAATATACAAAAGAATTCGTTACTTTACAAAAAGAACAACTTAGTGGTAGGTATATGATAAAGGTGCAACGTTCTCAACCTGGAGATGGTTTTAATGTTTGGCATCACGAAAATGGCACTTCTCCAGACCCTGATACAGTTAGAAGAGAATTAGCTTGGATGTTATATTTAAATGACATGCCTGAAGGAGAAGCTGAAACTGAATTTTTATATCAACGTAAAAGAATTAACCCTGTTGGTGGATCCCTAGTACTATGGCCAGCTGGCTTTACACACACCCATAGAGGCAACACAGTTTTTACCAAAACAAAATATATCCTCACTGGTTGGGTATATAAAGAACAAATAAGATAATAATATGTATAACGAAAGTTTTATTAGAACTTATTCAAATGCTGCAAGTAAAGAACTTTGTAAAAAGTCAATTGACACTTTTGAAAAAATTATTGAAAAATCAGAACTATATAAAGATTTTGTAGTTAATAAGCGAGCTTCTAATAGAAATGATATATCTATAAATCTATTAAACCCAGCTTTCAATGAAAATATTCTACGTCAGGAATTATTAGAAATAATTAACAATTGTTTTTTACAATATCAAACTGATCCTGGACTTACGAACTATAGCGGGTTTGTTTATGAAAACGTACATTGTAAAATACAACGCACATTACCTTCTGGTGGGTTTCATGCATTTCATTGCGAAACCAAAGTGTCTAATGAACAGTCAGCATCTTATAGAGAATTAGCTTGGATGCTTTATTTAAATGATATGCCAAACGGTGAAGCTGAAACCGAATTTTATTATCAACGTACAAGATTAAAGCCAGTAGAAGGTACAGTAGTTATATGGCCAGCAGGCTTTACACATTTACATAGAGGTAATACAGTATTCACACAACCAAAATATATTGCAACTGGTTGGATATATTGTAAGCCAATTAATATGGCCTCTCCTTAATTAGCTTCCTCTTCTTTGCCTAAGTAATAGTATGCCCTGGAAAGTACGTGGAAAATGTGTTTATAAAAAGAATACCGGTAAAAAGGTAGGATGTACTAAAGGTTCAGTTAAAAAGTACCTTGCTGCGTTACATATTAATGCTCATGAAAGTAAAACATTCAATGAACATTGTAGTGCTATTATGAATGAAAATTTACCATTTATGGGGTATGCTCCTAATACACCTGATATGAATGGAGATCAAACAGGTGTTGGTGAAGGAGAATATGCAGATAATACAGGAGACGAAATATCTTTGTTTAGCGATGAAGCAGATAAAGATCAAATAATACAAGATACTATTTCTAATTTAGAAGAGTTAAAGACAAGCCATGACTGGAACACTCCAGTTAATGCTGATATACTTCAAGGTATGGTAGATGACTTAAAGAGTGTTGGTATTGAACCTACAGATATAGAAGCGTCTATTAAAGAACCAAACAAACAAAAACAGTATTTAATTACAGGTCCAAGTTCGTGGAAAGGCGGTAACGGAGCGTTAAATGATTTGAAGGCTATACTAGCTGGTCATGAACCGGAACCAATAGATGAAGAAGAAAGCTTACCTGCTTCTAGTTTACCGATGGGTAGTAGTTCAGCTGACACTGCAGCAAGTACAGGAGATAATATAAACGAAAGCTTTTACGAAATAGGTCAAGTTTGTTTTGATAACCCGTATAATGACGGACAAATGAAATATTTTCCAGGTACAGAAGGTCAACCTATTGAAGGTAAATCTTCAAAAGACGCTTTAAACAAATTTATACGTAGATTAGCTGTTACACATAAAATCCCTACTGACCCTAGAATTCTATATACAAATGCTTTAAAGCACGACGTACATATAACCAAAGTAGATGCAGCTTCTAAACCACAACCTACATATTGGTGGCAAGATAAGGATTGATATTACACAACAGTATTATAAAATAATATTGTGAATGTAGCTATTATAATGCCTTATTATAACGAGAAAGATCTTCTCGTTAAATCAGTTGACGGAATTAACAAACAAACTTATAGAGATTGGCATCTTTTTATTGTAGATGATGGTTCTAAAGAAGAAAATAAAGCAGAACATTTTGTAAAGCTAGACCCGAGTAAGTTTACTATAATTTATAAAGAAAATGACGGGGTTAGCTCTGCTCGTAATACAGCTATTGATCTTATTAAAAACGATCAAAACTATAGATATGTAGCTTATTGTGATAGTGATGATATTTGGGATGAAACATATCTTGAACGACAGATAGATGCTATATTTGGATTAGACATGGTATATTCCAGTGTAAGACATCGGTTTGTAAATGGTAATGTAGCTGTGCCTTATGGTATATCAGATCCACGAATATATCCCGGTTTACTTGAGTTACTTAAAGGTAACTTCATATTCATATCAGGCGTAGTACATAGACGGGATTGCTTAAGTGTAGGGTACTTTGATGAAGAGCTTAATAGTATAGAGGATTGGGATTTCTGGGCAAGAATAGCAGAAGCTGGCTATAGCATAACAAAGAACCCAAAAGCTTGTTTTAGTTATACTGTGAAGCAAGATGGTAATGGCTCAAAAAGTAATAAAGAAGTATACGACAAATTCTATCAAAAACATAGTAAGTATATGTAAATGCGTAATGTTTATAAAGTTCTAGCTGAAAAATATGAATCTCTTTATGAAGTAAGAGAAATACGTCAAATACCTTTTTCAGATGATGAACTAAGTCTTTTAACTAAGCAGTACAAGTTTAAACAAGAAAAAGATAAAGAACCGTTTTTAACAAGAATAGCAGCACCAGGACAAACAGAAGAAGCTGTTAAATATAGTGACGGTACAGTAGTGCATATGATTACTGATGGAAGGGGTACTATTAAGAAAGAATATAAAGATTATCAAGAATTTGTACAGGGGCTACCTCAACTTTATACTCCTAACTATACATTAGCACAAAAACAAACCCCGTACGGAGTAGATACACCATACGGGGTGACTTCAGGTGGTCAACAATAAGTTGAATTAACGATGCCAGTGATGGCGGTACATATCTTCACGGAATGCATATCCGTAACGATGTTGGTACCAGCCTAAGAATACTCTATATTCATAATAGGTTGTTACCCATTGTACACCGTTCCATTCTTGTACATAAACATATTGAGGGTGACCCCAACGATCTAATGGACCCCAAACATACTGTACTGTGACAGGAACTGGAGGGGGGGGTGGAGCCTGTACAACTACTACTGGAGCAGGAGCAGGGGAGGGTGGTGGGGGAGCTTGAACTACGATCCCTTTAGGTTGATCATTAGCATGATCAGCTGCGTTACCAATCATTCCACCAATTAAAGCGCCAGCAACAGCGCCCCCGACAACGTTGTGGTGATATTGATTGCCAATTACACCGCCAACAACAGCTCCGGCTGCAACACCTTCTGCTGTGTGTTCTTGAGCTCGAGCTGGAATAGCTAAAGCTAATGCAATTAAGGTTAATAAAAGTTTGTTTTTCATATTATACTATAATATTTATATTGTAAAATAAAAAAAGCTCCACGTAAGTAGAGCTTTTTTAATACTATTTATTTTGTAGTAGGAGGAGCATCCTGATGCGCTTTACCGGCTTTCTCTTTATGTTTCTTATGTTTAGCAACCTTTGGCTTTGCATTACGTTTATTACAATTACATTGAACAGCTTTTTGCATAGCAGCTAAACGGTGTTGCATCATTGCCGGGGTTGGTCTAGCAGCGATTGGACGAGAAGTCAATCCTTGGTGATGACCTAACGCATAGGCTAATATAAGAGCAGCTGCTGCACCTGCTATTTTTAAGTACTTATTATAGTCCATATGTATTATTTTGTTGAGGGTTGTTGATTGTTAGCAGGTGGTTGTTGATCATCTGCTTTTTTCTTCTTCTTTTTCTTCTTCTTTTTTGGTGCATCAGGTTGAGCTGTGCCATCCGAAGGGGCTGCTGGGGCGGCCGTTACAGTTGTAGCAGGAGCTGGAGCTGGTTGAGCTGCTTGCGCAAACCCAACATTTACTACTTCGAGCGCTATAGCTGCTGCAAGTACTAATACTAGTTGTTTGTACTGCATACCTTAATACTTACTATTATTTTTTACAACGTCATTAAATATTCAGGTAAATATTAATATGATATTCATAAGAAGAGCAACAGATAAGAACAGAGCGTATACTGTTATAATGCTTAAAGGGGAAGAACCTAAATGGATACCTACAACAGACTATGAACACAACCGTATTTTAGAAATCTACAAACAAGACAAACGATATGAAGGTATTCTTAATGATTTTACAGATTTTGACTTGAAATAATTAAAATGTAATATAACATATTAATATTATGGCAACCGAAAAGAAACCAAGTAACCTGCACCCAGAATTTCTAAAGATGTACGGATCTCCAGTATATCGTAAGAAAGTTAAATTTGTTGTAGAATCTATTAAAAATGTTAGAGGTATTTCTAGTGGTAAGCTACCTGGTAAACCTAAACCTTTATCTAAAAACGCTACTGCTAAAGAAAAAGAAGCTTTTTCTAAGAAGAGTGTATTTATTGCTGATCGTACGACAGCACATTATTTTGCACAAACCATTGATGCTGGTGCAGATAGACGTAGTAGAGTTACTAAACCAGAGCAAAAATAAACTTGCACTTTAGTTAATAAGGTACCATACTGTATCTATGAACATTGATACTAACCTTATTGCTGTATCTAAATGCGGCAAATACGTTTACCCAATTGATAGTATTACCGGTGCAAAAACGTTTGCACCTATTGAATATTTTAAACAAACAGTTACCACCAAATACAGTGGTAACATAGAAAAGTTTGTTAAAGAATATATTACAAGAGAAACTAAAAAGTATTTAGCTGCAGGATACACCCCTGAACAGATTAAAGACCTTGCTTCGAAGTGTAAGAACAACAAGTTACCTAAGATTAATGTTAAACTTAAGAAGCATCCTAATATGCCTAAAAAAGAAAGGCGTAAGAGGTTAACAGCTCATGCAGAGTCTACTACAACTGTTATTAATGAAGCAGGAGTTGAAGAAAAGGTAAGAACATATCCATGGACTGGTAATCCGGATTACTTTAGAAGTGAGAAAGTGCATACTGATTTAGCTGAAGTAAGTAAAGAAGCCTGCCTTCGGCCTAATATCTATTTAGATGACGATTGTAATGGCTGTCCCCACTACGAAATATGCCAATGTCCATTAAAACAATAACCCCATCTCGTAAGAACATCTTTGTAGATTTAGATGAAACTTTAATTCATACTTTATTACCATTTGAACATATCGACGGTAAAGATTATAAACCAGAATACCCGGTAGTAAAAATTAAAGTAGGTAAAGATGTATACGAAACGTGTTTACGACCAGGAGCAAACACTCTTTTATTAAAACTAAGAGAAGCAGGTCACGTATACATGCTTACACGGGCTGCTAAAGACTATGCTAAAGCAATGAGTAAAGAGTTCGGGTTTGCTTTTACTGAAGACAGAATATTTGATAGGGAATATGTAAAGAATTGGAAGTATAAAAATGTAGATATTCCTAATGGAAAAAATTATCTTATTGATGATTTAAACACATATAATAACTATGAAAAGATAGCATTTATTAAGAAATTTGGACCAGCTGAATATATACAAGTAATGCCTTTCTACGCGGTTAAAGGTCATGAATTTACTCCAGATATTATAAACAGTATAATTGAAACTATTAACGGAGAATAAAGGATTTATTATTGGATTTACTTAATATAGTTGAATATAGTTAAACTTAAAGTAAATAATTGCAATGAAACCTAATACGGATTTAGTAAAAATTCTTACTGATAAAAAGTGTAAAGTAGCTTATAAAAACATTGAACAAGGAAAAGCATTCTACTTAATGGTAGATTACGGTGCACTTACTAAACCTAAGCCAGGATCAGGTCTAGAAGTTTGGGGCCGTACAGCGGAAATATTTGATAAAGTTAATGCTACGGTACATAGATTCTATCCAAAAGCAGAACTTACCTCTCAAAATGGTAACTATTCTGCAGTGTTTAGAATACAATATTATTAAAAAAATAGGGATACAATTAGTAAATAATTGTATATGGCTTGCACACAATACACACTTTACGCTAACGGTTCTGGGGTACTTTCTGCTTCATTTCGTATCTGTGGAGATAACACTCCAACTACTATCTATGTAACTGGTTTAACTGCAAACCAAGCATATCCAACTAAGTACTCAATTGTTAACGGTACTCTTAGTACAGCTTATGGTAGCGTAACTGCAACAGGTGTAACGTCCCAAGGATATGCATATGATTATGTTCTTGCGCCTTGGGCAGGTTATTCGCTTCAATCTTCAGTCAGTGCTTTATCTGCTCACGGAGTCTAAGTTGATTGGTATTTAATAGGGGATAAATAGTTTATATGTATTCTATACGTAAACCTGTTCCACCACCACAGACTTTAAAGTTACCTTTTTATAATAAACCTAAAACTCCGTTAGCAACTCCTGCACCGCAAATGCCTAGCGTGTTTGAAATGGTAACAAATTTAGCAGGTTCCGCTAAAGATATAGCTTCTAACGCTATACAAACAGGCAATGTAATAGCAGGTAAAGATAAAATAGAATATAGATTAGGTTTTTGTAATGGTTGTGAATTTTATCTGGACAGTAACGGGGATGGTAAAAAGGATAGGTGCTCTAAATGTGGTTGCTATATGGAAATCAAAACAAAATTTATAGCTACTAAATGCCCTGTAGGTAAATGGTAAGTATATAAATGGACGCACATTCACACAATTTATTAGAGTCTTATTATGATGATGGTGGTGGTAACTTTCATTATAATAGCTTACAATCTGGAGACAGCTTTTTTACAGTTTCATTTAACCGTACAGTAAGTTCTTCAGGTATTAATATAACTATAAACTCAATTACTAATGTAGGTGGTGGAGCAGTAACTGATACTGATACAGCGTTTTTAACTAACGAAGTTAATGGTTTTCAAAATGTACCTTTAAACGGTTATGAATGTCAAACTTTAGGCTGGACATACTTAGGTCATACAAGTACTAATGCAGATAATATTAATGCTGCTATAGCTGCTGCTACAGCTTCAGGTTATAGTTTCAGTTCATTATTTTATCACACAGGTTATTTTGTGCACGGATGTGCTGATACTAAACAGTTTTACGATCAAAATACGTAAACTATTTACTAGTAGCTCTATAAACTCCGTCCCAATCAACTGGTAAGTTAGCATTTTTAAGTTCGTTAATTCTTACTATCATATTTTCATAGTAATGTGCTAACTCAGGGTTATATGATATTAATGAAGTAGCTAATTGTATAGCATTGTCCCATCTTTGCATTCTATAATCAGATAAGAACCCGTCATGTATTCTACCTACATGAGGTTTTTCCATAGTAATAAAATTATTTTGTACTACAGTATAAATCTTTACACCTTCTTTTTTACCTTTAACAGCAATACAATCTAGTTCAAAGCACTTGTATTTGTCTTTTACGTATTCGTAAGTCCTAGGTCCAATTACAATTTTAACACCGTAAGGTTTTGATTGTCCTTCTAACCTCGAGGCCAGATTAACTCCATCGCCCAAGCAAGTGTAATCGAAACGCTGAGTACTGCCCATATTACCAACAACAACAGTATCTGTGTTGATTCCAAGACCCATTCCAAACGCTGGTACCCCTTCTTGAGCAATTTCTTTATTAAACTCATCTAAATTATTTAACATTATCATTGCTGTTTTCAATGCATTTAAAGCATGCTCTTTATCGTCTAATGGTGCATTCCAAAAAGCCATTTGAGCGTCTCCAATATACTTGTCTAATGTACCGTTATTATCTAATATAGCTTTAGTCATAGCAGTCATGTACCGGTTCATTATTTTTGTTAAACCTTGTACATCTTTACCGTAGTGTTCTGATATAGTAGTAAAACCTCTAACATCAGTAAACATAATAGACAACTCTCTACTATCCCCTCCTAACTTTAATAGATCTGGATTCTCTTGTAATTTCTCAACCATTGCAGGTGATAGGTAAGTACCAAATTGTTTCTTTATTTGCTGCTTTAACTTAAACTCCATTACAAATCTAAAGAACAAAGCACCTACCCAAGGTAATAATACCGCTAAAGTAGGCCAAGTATAATCCGTAAGATATCCGTAATTAACAAATAAACGAAATCCAATAAAATAAGGTACACATAAGAATAGTGTAACTAATACACCATTTAGGATATACCCCAAATAACAAGCAGCAACAATAAGAATAATAGCAAGTATAATACCGCCTGTAAGCTCATATAGATCGAATGTTGAGGGTCTTTGTAGTCTATTATTACTTATAAGCATTTCAAGTGTTTGCGCTGATACTTCATAACCTTGTGATATTCCTATAGGTGTAGCTACTGTATTATTAATACCTTCTGCAGTAGGTGCAATGAATACTACTTTACCTTTTAACTTAGACCAGTCTTTATCTACCATTGATACACTATCAAACGAGTACTTAAAGTTAATCCACACTCTACCATTGGCATCAGTATTAATAGGTGGTATGCCTTTTACTCTAACAGCCTGTATACCAGCTTCATTTACTTTAGCTTGAAAGGATTCCTCTCCACCAAACACTCTTAGTACCTCTACGGGTAATGCTGGATACGTTTCTTTGTTAACCTGCACTGCTAATGGTAAACGTCTTGTTACACCATCTACTTCTGGTGCAGTTAATAGCATACCAACACCTGCTGCACTTTGACCAAACTGTTTTAATGGTCCAATAGCTGCAGGATAACTATATAACCAATCGTTAATACCTGTACCTATTGTAGCTATACCACGCGGTACTGGTTGAC